CCGACTGGATCATGGCGACTTCCATGTATCCGTGCCGTCTGTTCGCGACGGCCGCCGCGCTGACGGCGGTGGGCGGTGCCGTGGGACGGCAGGTCTACACGGGAGTGCCGCGGTCCTCCACGTCGCTGTACTGGCTGACCATCGCCCCCACGGGCGGGGGCAAGGACTGGCCGCAGGAGGCCGTCAAGGTGCTCTATCGGGAGGCGGGGCTGGGCCACCTGCTGAAATCGGCCGTCTCCTCGGCGGCGAAACTCGGCATGACGCTCTCGGAGCAGCCGACACAGGTTCAGGTCATCGATGAGGTCGGCAAGGTGCTGCGCAAGTTCGTGGCGCGCAACTCCTCGTCCCAGGAAATGTCGCTTCTGGACGACTACTGCTCCGTCTGGGGCAAGAATATGGGCTCGTTCGAGCCGGAGGGCGTCACCACCCGCACCGACACGGTGATCCACCGCCCCTGCCTCACGTTCTATGGGGCGACCACGCCGACGAACTTTTTCTCGCAACTCCGGTCTGCCCAGGTCGCGGGGGGCTTCCTGAACCGCTTCCTCGTGCTTCAACGCCACAACCGCGTCGCGCCGATTGAAGACCCATTGCCGGCCGATGCCGTGCCTCCCGTTTTCGCGGAGGCCCTTCAGACCCTTCGGACGTGGCAGGACCGCAAGCAACTGCAAGCCTTCTCCTCGCTCGCCGACGACGCGGAGCGCCCGCCGCCTGCGTTCATCGTGCCGGCGACGCCGGAGGCGGAGGCCGCGCTGAAGGAAGCGCAGGCCAAGGCGCGAGCCATGATCGTGCAGTCGGATACCGACCCCGTGCTTGAGGTCTACGCGCGGGCCGGTGAGATGGTGAAGCGCATGGCGGCCATCCTCGCCTGCGGTCGGCACTGGCGCGACATGGGACGATGCCGGATCGAGATCCAGGACGTGACATTCGCTTCGAACCTCATCGACTGGTCGATGGCCTCGTTCGTGGACGGTCTGCGCAACCACATGGCCGAGAACGAGCATCAGGCGAACGCCAAGCTCGTGCTCGACATCATCCGCAAGGGGCGGGGGCAGGGTATCTCGCGCATGGATCTCTACCGGCGCGTGGACAATCGGATCCAGGCCCGCGAGCTATCCGGCATCATCGCTAACCTCGCGGAAGCCGAGAGCATTGAGATCCGCGAGGAGAAGCCGTCAGCAGGGACCAAGGGCGGGCGCCCTAGGACGACCTACGTCTACGTGAAGGGGCATTGAACGATGCGCGAGGAACAGGCCGACCAACTCATCAAGGCCGTGCAGATGGTCGCGGTCATGTTGGAAGAGCAGAATGGCATGCTGGGCGACATCCACCGTCGGCTCGCGGAGATCGCGGAGGCTGCTGAAAAACCCGCCCCGCAAGGGGCCAAGAGCAAGCGGCCCAAGCAGGCTTGACCGGCCCGAAAACCGCCCCTTCAAGCCCGCCTCTGGCGGGCTTTTTACTGCCCAAAATCGGGGGGTAGAAAGGGGGGTTAGTGGGGGTTACTACCCCAGGCTCTAAGCTTGGCCATTGAGGTTAGTACCCCTTTCTACCCATGTGGAAAAGGGTAGAAACCTCCGGACTTAGATAATTGATATATATAGAGAAAAAAGATTTTTTTCTAGTTAATACCTTACTACCCCACCCCTACCCTCTACCTTGGATGTTCACCTTTTGGGCATGCTCTTTCTCTCATATTTTCTCTCTAGGGGGGTAGAAAGGGTAGAAACCCCCTAACCTCGTTTCGCGGCATCCGTGGGATTGCTTCCCACATGGGCCGCGCTATCATCTCTCCCGCGCATTCCCGACCGTGACCGCGGCGACCCCGAGAGAGGCCGCCGTGATGAGTGAGACTGAGAACCCGATCCGCATCTGGATCGCCGCCCATACGGCGCCCAATGCCGAGGTCGCCGTGCGCGACGCCTTGGCTGCGCTCGATTACCCGGTGCTGCTTCCGACCGGCATGGTCGAGATGGTCAAGCATCGGCAACGGATGCTCGTGGAGCGCCCCGTCTTCCCGCGCTACCTGTTCGTCGGCATCCCGCATGGCGCGTCGTGGTACCCGATCCGCGCCGTAACCGGCGTCAGTGGCGTCATCTCGTCTGCTGGGGAGCCGAGGCCCGTGCCGGACAGGGCCATCCATCGCCTCATGGCCGCCGTGGCGGCCGACGCGTTCAGCAAGGCGGCTCAGCCCCGGTTTCGTGAAGGGCAGCCCGTACGGGTCGATTTCGGCACGGCTGAGATCGAGGCGTTCGTGGGTCGGCTGCTCAACACGCTGCCGGCACAGCGGATCGAGGTCGTTTTTTCCGCTTTGGGAAAGCAACACCGCGCAACCGTGAGTGTTGACAAGGTGCGCGCGGCCTAGTAACCGTGAGCGACGCAGGGACTTCGGTGTGGCAGAAATGCAACCGTCGCGCCCTGCGGATGCTATTCAGGGATCGAGCAAGTCTCTCCCTGACGCTCCCCAAAATTCCGCCCAGACGCGCCAAGCGCGGGCAAAGAGTTCAATGCGGTACCCCAGAGGTGGGGCTTAACCAGCCGTCCGCCGGGTCGCCCCCGAAGCCACGGCCGCACCGACCCCCACTCCCGGAAACCCAATGCGCCTCCCCCTCGCTCTGGCCCTCGTGGCAGGGCTTTCCACCCATGCCTGGGCCGTCGAGAGCGACGGGACGGAGCCCGATCCGGCTCTGACGCCGGGGGCGGTTGAGACGCAATCGGTGGACGTGATCTGTCACCACCGCACGACCGAGCGCCGCCACGCCACAACCGCCGAGAAGAACGCGGTCTACAAGGCATACGGCCTGCCGACGCATCACTCTGCATGGTGTGCGGCGTCTGGCTGCGATCTGGACGACCGGGTTCCGATTGAGTGCGGTGGCTCGAACGTGGCCGCCAACCTCTGGCCACAAAAGAACACGGGCGCCTACAACCAGGTCGATAAGAATCGCCTCGAAGGGCTCTGCAAGAAGCTGGTCTGCCAAGGCAAGATCACCCCGGCCGAAGGTCAGACGTGGTTCTTGGGCGACTGGAAGGCCGAGTATGACCGGCGGTTCGGCGCGATCAAGGGCGAGTGATGCCGACGCCGGATTTTGTATCGGGATTTGGCCTCGGGATGTTTTTCGCTTCGGTCGTGGGCTGCATCGTTGCTTCGCGGCGTTCATGGGGGAGCCGGTGATGGTGGCCGATGTGCTGTTCATCGCTTGGCTTCTGGCCATCGGCGTTTTGATTTTCGAGATGCCCTGATACCCACCCTCACCGCTATCTTCCGCTGGCTTACCCTGCCGGCCAAATTTGCGATTGCGTGGCTCGTGGCGGGCCTCGGGCTGTTCGCGGGTGACTGACACCAAGCGGCCCGTCGATCCCGCTCCTGACGGCTTCCTTCGCATCGCATGGGCCTCCAGCGGGCCGGTGTGCGTGGTGCGGGTCGGCGATGAGCCGGTGATGGCGAAGAAGGCGAAGAAGCGCGCTGCGAACAGCGTGAAAACAGCATGATTGGCACCCCTTTTGAGCCGGGGAAGTCCGGCAACCCGAACGGCCGCCCTAAAATCCCAGCCGAAGTGCGGGAATTGGCTCGGTCACTGACCGTCGAAGCCATTGAGACGCATGCCGAGATCATGCGTGACAAGGCTGCGCCGCCAGCGGCCCGCGGCGCGTCGGCCAATGCCATTCTTGACCGCGCCTTGGGCAAGCCCACTCAGCCCATCGACGGTGACGGTGAAGGCGTGGCGATCCGCTCGCTTGTCGAGATCCGGTTTGTGAAGCCGGGGGAGGAATGACCCTCCCCGCCGATATCGAGGCCGCCATCGCCGACCTCATCATGCACGCGCAAGAGGCCGGCCGCACGACCGGTCACGCCCACGCGCTTACTGCCATCGCCCGCGTGTCCCTTGAGACCATCATCGCCGCCCATCTGCGCGGCATGGCCGAGATGAAGGCCGCACTCGAAGCCCAGACCTCGGGCGCCTGAACGGACCACCCCATGCTCAAGCGCCTCATCCTGGCCGCGGCCCTCGCCGTCGGCCTCGCCAGTCCTGCCCTCGCCCAACAGCAATATGCCGGCGTGTCGCTGTATGACTTGCGCGGTCAGCCGCTCGGCACGTCAACGAACCCGCTGTACGTCTCCGGCGGTGGGAGCGGCGGCGGCGGAGGTGCGACCGGCTCGGTCACGCCTGCTGGCCAGAATGGTGGTGCGGCACAGGCCATTCAAGGCATCACGGGCGGTGTTCCGGTCAACGGCTTCGTCGGCCAGTACAACTCGACGCTGCCCACGTTCTCGAACGCGCAGGTTGGCTATGTTGCGCTCGACAGCAACGGGCGCCTGATCCTGTCGCCGGGCGGATCGGTCAGCGTCTCGAACTTCCCCGCGACGCAGGCCGTCTCCGGCACCGTCACCGCCAATCAGGGCACGTCGCCGTGGGTCATCTCCGGCGCCGTCACCAACGCCGGCACGTTCGCCGTCCAGAACACCGCCGCGGTCATCGGCGGCAACGCGACGGCGGTGAAGACCGACAGTAGCGCGACCACGCAGCCCATCAGCGCGACGGCCCTGCCGCTGCCGACCGGCGCCTCGACGGCCGCCAACCAGTCCAGCGAGATCGCCGCGCTCGGGACGACGGCGGACACGGCCTACGGCGGTTCCGGCAATTCGTCCATCGTCGCCGCCCTCAAGGGGCTCTACGGCCAGTTCAATGCGGCGACGGCTAAGATCCAAGGCTCGGTCTGGTATGCCGAGGGCGTGAGCCAGAGCGTCGCCGCGAGCGCCACGCTGACCGGCACGGCTCGGGGCAACGTCCCGAATGCCTCGCCCTCGCCGTATGGCTACTTCCAAGCGCAGGTGTTCAGCACCGCGGGCGGCACGCTGAGCATCAGCAACGGCGCCTACGCCATCACCCAGGCCGTCACCGCGAACACTGCCGTGACCCTGAAAGTGCCGGCACTCGGCGGGACGTTTACCGCCTCGTTCATCAACGGCACGACCGCGGCGACGGTATCGCTACTCGACGGCTACACGCTGAACTGAGGGCTGCTGCGATGAAGCTCTCCCGCCTCCTTCTCGCCGGCTTCTGCCTGCTGGCGCCTGTCGCCGCGCACGCCCAGGCGCTCGTCAACGGCCAGTCCGCCGTCGCTACGCCGACGTCGAGCCCCGGCGCGATCACCGTCACCTCGACCACGCTCTCGGCCAACGTCTCGACGCAGATCGCGGCGGCCAACCCGAACCGCATCGCGCTCGGCATCCAGTGCGCGTCGGGCGGGGTCAGCATCAGCGAGACGGGCGCCACCCTGGCCGGCGCGTCGGTCGGCAACGGCTCCCTGTTCATCCCGTCCGGCACCGCGCCGTACTTCACGCCGCCGGTCGCCACCCTGACCGCACTGACCGCCTACACCGCGGCAGCGCAGACCTGCGTCGTCACCGAGTACCAGAAATGATCTCCCGTCGCGGGCTGCTGGCCGGCGCCTGCGGGCTGATCGCGTCTGGGGCCGACGCTCTCCCCTCGCGGCCACTGCCGCCCGGCTTCCGCCCCGGCTTCCGTTTCCTGAACCCGGCGACCCCGGCGCCATCGCTGACGTGGGATCCGGCCTTCACCTCGACGGCGATCACGCTCTCGAACAACAACCTGACCGCGAAGAACTGCGGGACCGGCAGCGACAAGCAGACCCGCTTCAACAAAGCCTGTCCCAGCGGGAAGTCGTTCGTCGCGGCCTACTACAACTCGGGCCCGAGCGACCCCGGCGGGTTCGGCCTCGCCAACGCCTCGGCGGGCATCGACCAAGGCTACTTCGGCGGTCGCAACTTCACGATGGGCTACTACAAGGTCGGGACGCTAATCTTCCCCGACCATCAGCTCAGCGTGAACGCCTACAACCCCGGCGACCGCGTCGAAATCGCCTACGACGGCACGGCGAAGTTGCTCTGGGCACGCAGCGTCACCAATGGCACGCCCGCCTCGTGGAACGGCAGCACGACCGCCAACCCGGCGACGGGCGTCGGCGGTCAAACATTCGATGCCGGTACGGCGCCGTTCTTCGGTGCGGTGAACGCCAACGGCGGCTCTCAGTGGACCGTGACGCAGGACGGCACGCCGCCCGCCGGGTTCGCTTATCCGTCATGACGAGGCAGGCCATGCGCCGGATCGCCTTCTCTATCGCCGCTGGCGCCGTCTTCGGCCTGATGGCAGGACGGGCGCTCGCCGGGCTCGACGTGACCCCCGATCTGTCGGGACTGGCGCGGGCGACGCAGGTTCCCCCGGCATCAGGCGTGGCGCCGCCGGCGACTGCCCTCGACGGCACACCCGGCACGTCCACTGCCTACGCTCGCGCCGACCACACCCATGCCGCGCGCATCCAGAGAACGGTGATGACGACCGCGGCGGATGGCACCGCGACGTTCACTTTCGCCCGGCCCATCACCGTGCCGTCCGGTCAGGTGCCCGTGATCGCCTACATGGTGCAGGACACGGGCTCTCCGATCATCGTGCAGATCACCGGGCGGACGTGGACCACGGCGAACGGTTTGGATACCCACACCGCCGTGACGATCAAGGCTCAGCGGTCGCGGACCCTGCCGGCGGCGCTAAGCACCCTCACCGGCCTCGTGGGCTACGACATTTTCGGCACCGCGGCGAGCGGCGTGCAGGTCAACCTGTTCGTGGCCGATCCGACGCAGTGAGCGTCCCGCTCATGGGCAAAACTAGCGCCGACTTCCCCGAAAAGCTGGCGTTCCTGTTCGAGCCGGCCCGCTACAAAGTGCTCTACGGCGGTCGTGGCGGGGCCAAGTCGTGGGGCGCGGCCAGGGCGCTCGTCATTCAGGCCGCCGTTCGCCCGATGCGCGTTCTCTGCGCCCGCGAGTTCCAGAATTCCATCAACGAGAGCGTTCACCAACTGCTGTCGAACCAGATTGATGAGTTGGGTCTGAAAAGCGCGTTCGAGGTCCAGGACAAGCGCATCATCGGCCGCAACGGCTCGGAGTTCATCTTTTCCGGCCTCCGGCACAAGATCGACAGTTTGAAGTCTACGGAAGGGATCGACGTCTGCTGGGTCGAGGAAGCCCAGACCGTCTCAAACGCGTCGTGGTCCAAGCTCATTCCGACGATCCGCAAAGACGGTTCGGAAATTTGGGTGACGTTCAACCCGGAATTGGACACTGATCCGACTTATCAGCGCTTCGTGCTGCGCCCTCCGGCCGGCGCGAAGGTCGTCCCGCTGAACTGGTCCGACAACCCGTGGTTCCCCGAGGTTTTGCGGAAGGAAAAGGACGAACTCGCGGCGCGCGACCCCGATGCCTATCTCAACATCTGGCAGGGCCACACCCGCCAGATGCTCGACGGGGCGATCTACGCGAAGGAAATGCGCGCCGCGACCGAGGAAGGCCGCATCACCCGTGTTCCCTACGACCGGACGAAGCCGGTTCACACCTTCTGGGACTTGGGTTGGGCCGACAGCACGGCGATCTGGTTCGCGCAGGCGGTCGGGCTCGAATACCGCGTTCTCGACTACATGGAAGTCGCGCAGACAGCCATTCCCGACATTCTGCGGGCCATGCAGGCCAAGCCCTACGTCTACGGCACCGACTACCTGCCGCACGACGCCGACGCCACGACGCTTGGGGCCAACGGCCGAACCATCGCGCAGATGATGCGAACCGCTGGGCGCACGGTGATCGTGCAGCCCCGCCGCGCTGTCCTCGACGGCATCAACGCGGCCCGAACGCTCTTCCCGTCGCTCTGGTTCGATGAAGAGCGCTGCGCTGACGGCCTGAACCACCTCCGGCACTACCGTTACGACGTGGATCCGGACACGAAGCTGTTCAGCAAAAACCCGCTGCACGACGAGCACTCGCATTGCGCCGACGCATTTCGCGGGCTCGCGATGTCGCTGGCGGCGCCGAAGGTCAAGGCGCGGCCGAAGCTGGATCTGAACCGTGGCGCCGCGTCTCCGACCGCTTGGATGGGGTGAGTGATGATGAAGAAGAACGTGACTGGTCCGGCTCGCAGCAAAAGCATGAGACTATCAACGAAGATCCAAGAGCAGGTTGCGTCTTCCGCTGAGCGCCACGGCCTAAGCTTGACGCAAGAAGTTGATCTTCGTCTGCGCGCCTCGTTCGGCGATGTCTGGGCGCGGCGCGTTCTTGCGCTCGATGAGGTAGAGCCGACGTCTCCGCGTATTGTGCGCAGCGCCTGATGATTGAACAAGACAACCCCCTGCACGGGCTGCTCCTTCGCATGATGATGGGCGAATTTGGGGGGCGCATTCAAAGAGAAACCATCGCCGCATTTTTTGAAGGGCTGGTTTTGGTTTAATGCCCCGCCCCATCCTCTTCACCACCGCCGTTCGCATGCCGGCCGATGCGCCGCTCACGCAACTGCGCGCCGACATGATTATGGCCGAGCACCACGCCGAGAGCGACCGCCGCAAGCTGCCGCGGCAGATGCCGGCCGTGCGCGTTCAGACCGAGGGCGAGGAAGTGGTGTACTGCCTCGAATATAAGGCGCCGCGTCGCTGATGCCCCGCGAAACCGCAGAAGAGAGGGAGATCGTCCGCGAGGCGCAGAAGCGTTTCAAGGCTTGCCAGGACTGGGAGGCCGAGGCGCGCGACCGCTGGAATGCCGACCAGAAGTTCGCGGAAGGCGACAGCGATAACCAGTACCAGTGGGACGAGCAGCAGGTTCAGAGCCGGGTCAACGACCCGAACGGCCCGCGCCCCTGCCTGACCATCAACAAGGTCCGGCAGCACAACCTGCAGATCCTGAACGACGCGCGCCAGAACAAGGCCGGGATCGAAATCCGCCCGGTCGGCGACGGCGCGACCTACGACAGCGCCAAGATCTTCGAGGGCATCGTTCGGCATATCGAATACCGTTCAAACGCGACCGAAGCCTATGAGGCTGCATCCCGGCACCAGATCTATGGCGGCTGGGGCTACTGGCGCATCCTGACCGAGTATATCGACCCGACCTCGTTCGATCAGGACATCAAGATCCAGCGTGTGGCGGACCCACTCTCGGTCTACCTCGACCCGGACATCAAGGATTTCGACGGTTCCGACGCGCGGTTCGGCTTCGTGTTTCAGGACGTGCCGACCGACCTGTTCAAGACCGAGCACCCGCAGTGGAAGGACGTCGTGGGCTCCCGCGCCTTGTGCGACGAGGGCAACTCCTGGGACACCAAGGATCACGTCCGGATCTGCGAATACTATCGTCGCCGGGAGATCGCCGACACGCTCTATGCCCTGGACGATGGCACGAGCCTGCTGCGCAGCGACATCCCCCCGGATCTGCGCGAGCAATTCGATGCGGAGAAAGAAACCCGCGTTCGCGCCGAGCGCCCGACCAAACGGTTCGAGGTGCAGTGGTTCAAGATCGCGGGCTCGCGCATCGTGGACCGCAACGTGTGGCCCGGCCAGTTCGTCCCTCTCGTGCGGGTGATCGGGGAAGAGACCGTCATCGACGGCGTTCTGGATCGCAAGGGACACACCCGCGCGATGAAGGACGCACAGCGGATGTACAACTTCTGGACGTCGGCCGCGGCCGAGTTCGGAGCCCTGCAGGGCAAGAGCCCGTTCATGGCCCCCGCTCGCGCCATCGAGGGCTATGAGCAATACTGGAACAACGCGAACCGGGAGAACTATTCCGTCCTGCCGTGGAACGACGTCGCGGAGGACGGCACGCCGATTTCGTCGCCGCAACGCGCGCAGCCGCCGGTTCAGTCGTCCGCCTACCTCACCGGGATGCAGACCGCCTCGAATGAACTGATGCTCGTTTCCGGACAGTATCAGGCCGAGATGGGCGCCCCTTCGAACGAGCGCAGCGGCGTCGCGATCCAGCAGCGCCAGCGCCAGGGCGACAACGCGACCTACCACTACATCGACCACCTTGCGCAAGCCATCCGGTTCACCGGCCGCATCATGATCGACCTCATCCCGAAGGTCTACGACACCGAACGCGTCGTGAAGATCATGGCCGAGAGCGGGGTTCAGAGCGACGTTCAGGTGGCGCCCGATGCCGATAAGCCGGTGCAGAAGATGGTGGCGGGGCGGCCGGCCTCGGACGAGGATCTGAAGCGCGCCCAAGCCGATCCGGATCTGCGCGACAAGGTGGCGACGATCTTCAACCCGAACGTGGGTCGGTACGCCGTCGAGGCGGATGTCGGTCCGGCCTTCGCGACCCGGCGGCAGGAGGCGTTCAACGCCATGTCGCAGATCCTGCAGCAGAACCAGGAACTCGCCAAGATCGCGGGCGACATCCTGTTCAAGAACGCTGACTTCCCCGGTGCCGACGAGCTTGTGGAGCGGATCAAGCGCACCATCCCGCCCGCCATCCTCGGGCAGGGTACGCCGCCAGCCGAAGAGCAGTTGCAGCAGCAGGTTCAGCAGCTTCACACGGCACTCGGGCAGGCGATGCAGCGGATCCAAGAGCAGCACGACGCCCTGCAGCAAAAGAACGACCGCGCCGAGGACGGCCATGCCCTCGATAGCTACCGCGCAGAGACGGATCGCCTGAAGGTAGTCGGGGCGACCGATCCCGACGCGATGCGGATGGTCTTCCGCAAACTGCTGCTTGAGATGATGCAACCCGGCCTGCCGGGCGATGCGGATCAGGACGCTGGCACGGAACAGGCGCCGCAGATGCCCCCCATGCCGCCTCAGGGGATGCCGGCCCCTCAGGAAATGCCGCAGCCGGGGATGGGGCCAGCCTGATCTATGGCCGAGAACCGTCTTCTCGACCTCTTCAGCCCCGAGGTGCAGCAGGCCCAAGGGAACCTGCTGTCGAAGTACCTCGGCCAATCGCTTCTGCGCCGCTCCGTGTTGGACGACGTGACCGGCAAGCCCGTCATCACGTCCGCGCCGACCGGCGAGGTGACGACGCGGGCGAACCTGTTGCCGCTCGGCATCACGGACGAGGGTCGGATGACCGTGGCGCTGCCGCAGGCGGTGCTGGGCGCCTACGATGCGTCGCTTTTCCCCGGTCAGGTGGCGCGCGGTGAGAAGGGTGTCTTCGACCCCGCGACCGGCCACGTCAGCCAGGAAGCGATGGACGCGGCTAACGGCATCGCTGGTCTGGCGATGACGGGCGGCCTCGGCGGCGCGGCTGTTCGCCAGGGGGAGACAGCGTTGGGCTCTGGCCCGATCCGCGCCTATCATGGTTCACCGCACGATTTCGACAAGTTCAGCCTGTCAAAGATCGGCACGGGGGAGGGCGCCCAAGCTTATGGGCACGGGCTTTATTTTGCTGGGAATGAAGGGGTCGCTCAGCACTATCGCGATATCCTCAGCGCTCGCCCCCAATTTACCCTTGATAGAAATCCCTTTGCCGCCAACACATCACAGCCGCAGTCCGCTGCTGACTTGGCTGCTGCCGTAATGGATGCTGCGCACGGCAACCCTGCCGTGGCACGTCAGCACCTCGACACGATGCTTCAGTACATGCCGCAGCACGCCCCGCAAGGCGCTGACGCGCGCGAAATTCTGGCGAGTGGGCGACTTCAATACGGTGCCGGCAAGAACCCTGGCCGCATGTACGAGGTCGCCATCGACGCCGACCCAGCTAAGATGCTGAATTGGGACGCGCTTCTTGCCGCGCAGCCCCGCGTCCGTGACCTCGCAGGCGACATGGGCGCACGGCTTCGCTCCGACGCAACGGGTGGCGACGCCTATGCGGCCATCCGTGACCGCTCGCCAATCCCTGGCTCTGATATGGGTGGTCTGATTGAGCCTGATTTCGGGTCGTCTGCTGCCGCCGCGCTGCGTCTTCGTGAGGCCGGCGTTCCCGGCATTCAGTACCTTGATGGCGGCTCGCGGCTCGCTGGCGACGGTTCTCGCAATTACGTCACCTTCTCCGACGACATCGTGAGCATCCTGCGCAAGTACGGACTAGCCGGCCTCATCGGCGGCGGCGCTGCGGCGGCGAGCATGATGCAGCCCGGTGAAGCGCAGGCCAATCAGCTTCAACCCTTCTTGGCGCCTCGCGCCCAGTGAGTTTCGGCCTTCGGGCCGCAAAGCCGACCGGACGGCAAATCCGGGCTAGACCCCTTGGGATACCCATGCTCGACAACGAAACCGAAGCCGCCCCCGAGGCGGATCGCGAAGCTACGCCTGCATCTCAAACCCCCGAGGGATCGCCCCAGGAGTCCCAGGACGGCGCTGATCGCCCCGAGGGCGAGGAAGCCACGTCCGGCGAGGCGGAAGCCGCTGCTGAGCCTGAGGCTAAGCCTGAGCGCGCCAAGACCCCGGAATGGCTGCAGCGTCGCTTCGATGAGATGACGCGTCAGCGCCATGAGGAAGCGCGTCGGGCCGAGGCCGCCGAGCGCCGCGCCGCTGAATTGGAAGCGCGGTTGCGCCGTGTGGCTGGCGGCGAGGAAGAGCAGCAGGCCGAGCAACAGCCGCAGCGTCGGCCCGAAGGCGACGACGCTGCCCTCAACGCCCGCGCCGCGGCCATCGTCGCGCGACGCGCCTTCGATCAAGCCTGCAACACCGTCGTGGAGCAGGGTGCGAAGGAATACGCCGATTTCAACGACGCGCTGTCCACCTTCCGCGCGTTCGGCGGCCTCGATCCTGCGCTGGCGCAGGCGGCTATCGACGCGGGCAACGCGCACAAGACGCTCTACCACCTCGGCACCAATCCGGAGGAGTACGAGCGCATCTTGCAGATGCCCGAGCGTCAGCAGGCCATCGCGCTTGCCCGTCTTTCCGACAAGCTGAGCGCCCCGCCGCCGCCCAAGGCCCTGTCCAAGGCCCCGCCGCCCATCGCGCCTGTCGGCAGCAATGGCGGGCGCAACGAGATCACCGACCCTGACAAACTGTCGGATGATGAGTGGTTCGCGCGGCGTCGTCGCGGCGAGATCAAGTAGGCGCCCCGGCGCTTCCCGCCCTCAAGACCCTTCTCGGCAGGGCAAGCCGTGCTCTTCGCGTGCCTCTCTCCGGACCTCACGCACCGGGCCACCACCCACCTCGGCGGGTCAAAGCCGTGCCCTCCCTCGCAGCACTCCGGATCGAGACCGGGCCTGAACCGCGGACGAAGGACCGCACCCTTTTCGCCCTGTGACGCGACGCGCCAGGGCCGGCACATGAGGCTCGCCAAATCATGGCAAACAATCTCCTTACCCTACAGCAGATCACGCGCGAGGCGCTGAACCGCTTCATCAACTCGAACGCTTTTTTGCAGGGCATCGACCGTCAGTACGACGACCAGTACGCCCGCGTCGGCGCCAAGATCGGCTCCACGCTGCGCATCCGCCTGCCGAACGATTACGTCGTCCGCTCCGGCCCGACCGCCGTTCCGCAGGATACCGTTGAGAACACCACGCCGCTGACGATCTCGCAGCAGAAGGGTGTGGACGTGTCGTTCTCCTCGGCGGACATGGCGCTCAGCTTGGACGACTTCGGCGAGCGCATTCTCGCCCCGATGATGAACAACCTCGCGGGCGCCGTCGCAGCCGACATCATGACCTTGGCGGAAACCATCCCGTCCGTGTAGCGCAATGCCGACCCGGCCACAAATGCCACGCTCTCGCCGAACCTCGCGACGTTCCTCGATGCCGGCGCCCGCCTCGATCACTACGGTGTTCGGCGTGGCCCTGGCGAGCGCAAGATCGTGTTCTCGCCGGAGACGCAGGCGCGCACCGTGTCGGCGCTGTCCGGGCTGTTCAACAACCAGCAGAAGATCGGTGAGCAGTATCGCACTGGCACGATGACGAACGACGCCATCGGCTTCGACTACATGATGGATCAGACGGTTCTGAACCATGTGACCGGCGCCTACGGCGCGCTGCCGACCGTGAATGGGGCCAATCAGTCCGGCTCGAACATCACCGTGTCCGCTACCGCCGGCCCGCTCAACAAGGGCGATTACGTCCGCTTCGCGGGCGTCTACTCGGTCAACCGCGTGACCAAGCAGTCTACCGGGCGCCTCGCCACCTTCCTGATCACCGCCAACGTCCCGACCGGCTCGACCAGCCTGCCGATCTACCCGGCGCTCATCCCCCCGGTGGGCGGCATCGCCGTGCCCTACCAGACCGTTGACTCGTCCCCGGCCAACGGCGCCGCCATCACCTCCCCGTTCAACGCAGGCGAGGTGTACCGGAAGAACATCGCCATGGGTAAGCAGGCCGTGACGATGGCGACCGCCGATCTGGAACTCCCCGGTGGTGTGGATCGAGCCGCCCGCGCCACCTTCGACGGCATCTCGCTCCGCATGGTGCGAGGCTACAACATCAACTCTGACCAGTTCATCACCCGTCTAGACATCCTCTACGGGTACGCGGCACTGCGGCCGGAATTTGCTACCGTAATTGCCGACGCAGTATGATCTAAGGAATACTTAAATGGACTACCCGCGAATGCTTTATAACGACGATGGCCGTGTAGCTATCGTCCAGAGTGCCCACGAACATGCGCATTCCTATGCGGGGTGGTCGTCGTCTCCCGGCGATGTCCACCGCGCCCACCCTGACGGCGGGCGCATGGTCACTCAGGCAAACGCGGGTGATCCGCTCATGGCTCAGAAGCGGGTGGACCCGCCTGGGCCAATCGACGCCGGGACCATGCGCGCGATGCTCCGCGAGGAACTGAGCACGCATCCCGGCTTCGACGGGGCGATCCTCGCGCCGATCCTTCAGGCCATCGTTCGCGCCGAATTGGCCCCGCTCATGACCGCCCTCGGCGTCAATGAGGCCCCCTTCGGCGAGGCCAACGCGTCCGAGGCCGTCCAATCCGACGACACCGAGGCCGGCGATCCTGCCGATGAGCCTCGCAAGCGCCGCGGCCGACCGCCCGGCTCCGTCAACCGTCTCACCGAAACTCAGGAGTAGCCGTCATGGCATCGAAGAACGATCCCGTCATCCCGCAGGGCAGCACGACCCGCAGCGGCGACCTTTCCCCGAGCGATGTGGCTCAGCAGGTGAAGAGCCAGCAGGAGATCGCCAAGGCCAACGTCGAGGCGTCTAAGCAGCCCGAGGAAGAGCGTGAGGAACCGGTTCGCACCGAGGCCGCGGCCGTTCTCTCCGGCAACACGCGCGCTTCGTTCGCGGGCTTTCCGAAGACGAAGTATCATCCCGTCCTCGGCGCCAAGGCCGCCAACGACCCGAACGAGGCGGCCAGCCTGTTCCAGCCGGAGCACGACTGGTTCGATACCCCCGGCGAGGCGGACATGCACCGCACCGACCGCGAGGCGCAGCTCGTGATCCATCACAACACCCGCGCCAAGCTCGACGGCATCGCGGAGAAGCAGGACGAGAACGCTCCCGTGCGCCTTTCCGTCCAGGCGCAGGAGAGCATGGACGCCGGCAACATCGAGCCCGTCTAAGGCCAACGAAGGCGGACGCCCATGACCCCGCTCGACCTCATCACGCAAGCGTTGAAGAAGACGGGTGTCCTGGGCGTCGGCGTGACGCCTCAGGCCGAGGACGTGAACGACGCGTTCCTCGACCTCAACATGATGCTGGCGCAGTGGAACCGAAAGCGCTGGATGGTTTACCATCTGGTCGATGTTTCGGCTCCCGCCACCGGGGCTACGGCATACCGGATCGGGCCGAATTTCGAATTCGCCACATCCGGCCGCATCACCAAGATCGAAAGCGCCTATTTCCGGATCAACCCCGGACAACGCATCGCGCCGGATTTCTCGCTCGACTTCAGCGCAGATTTCGGGCCTCAGATCCGCGAGGCGGCGAACGCGGTCGATGTCCCGCTGAGCGTCATTCGCAGCCGCGAGGACTACGCCGGCCTCGCATTGAAGGGTGCCCCGGGCTTCCCGGCGGCGGTCTACCTCGACGCCGACTTTCCGGTCGGGACGCTCTACGTGTGGCCGGCGCCCTCAACCGGCGAAATTCACATCGTCGTGCAGGCCACCCTGTCGGCATTCCCCGATCTGACGACGGATATCGTGCTGCCGGATGAGTACGCCGAGGCGCTGCTTTACAACCTCGCGGCTCGTCTTCGTCCGTCTTACCAGAAGGCGCCGGACCCGACGATGACGGCGCTGGCGCGCGCATCCCTGAACACGGTCAAGGTGGCGAACGGCCAGATCGGCACGTTGAGCATGCCCGACACGCTGACTACGGCGCCCGCCCGCTTCAACATCTACTCCGGGCAGCCGTACTGATGGCGCGCGTGACCCTTACAGGCGGCGCCTATCAGTCGCGCAGCGTCATCGCGAGCGCACAACGGTCGGTGAACCTATTCCCAGAGATCGCCCCCGCCCCCGGCGACGCTCCGGTGCCGGTCACGCACTACCCGACTGCGGGGCTGCGACAGGTCGGCATTCCTCCCTATGTCGGACCGTGCCGCGGGCTTTACGCCGCCACGAACGGCGACCTGTACCAAGTCGTGTCCGGTCAGGTGTTCTTCATCGACAGTGAGTTCAATTGGACGCTCGTCGGACGGATTGTGGACGGCATCAGCCAGATCCAGTTTTCCGACAATGGCGACGTGATCGTGCTCACCGATGGCGCCCGAGGCTACGTCATCGACATGACGAGCCGCGAGTTCGGGCAGATCACGGATGAAGCGTTCTACGGAGCGGCGTTCAATGTCTGCCTCGATACCTATTTCATCTTCGACAAGCCCGGCACCGCTCAATTCTACATTTCGCTGTCGCAGGTCAGTTTCGCGAACCTGACGCAGGGGACGATCAATCCGGACGCGACCTATGCCGCCTTCGACCCCCTCGACATCGCGCGCAAGGCGGGACAGGCCGATAAGATGGTGGCGTTGGCGACGGTCCACCGCGATCTCTGGCTGATCGGGGCGCGCACCGCGGAGGTGTGGTCGAACAACGGCGCGGCGGATTTCACCTTCGCCATCGTGCCCGGCGCGTTCATCGATCACGGATGCGTCGCGCCGGCCAGCGTGACAACCCAGGATGTGTCGGTCTTCTGGATCTCGCGGGACAAGGAAGGGCAGGGGATCGTCGTCCAAGGCTCCGGCTACTCGGTCACGCGGATCTCCACCCACGCCATCGAGGCCGAATTTCAGTCCTATGCCCGGATCGATGACGCGATAGGCCACTGCTACCAGCAGCAGGGACACGCCTTCTACGTTCTGTCGTTCCCGACTGCGAACAAGACCTGGGCCTACGAACTTTCGACCAAGCAGTGGCACGAACTGGCGTGGACCGACCAGAACGGCGGCCAGAACCGCCATCGCTCACGCGGCTGCGCCTTCGCCTATGGCCAGAACCTGTGCGGTGATTGGCAGAACGGCACGCTTTACGCGCTCGACCCGAACGTGTTCACGGATGCCGGTAATCCGATCCTGCGCCTGCGCACGTTCCCGCACCTCATCAACGACGGCAACCGCGTCTTCTACGAACGGTTCATCGCGGACATTCAGTCCGGCACGCTGGACGGTTCGACCCTCGACCAACCGCCTCAGATCAGCCTGCGCTTCTCGGACGACAAAGGCGCGTCCTACAGCAACCCGATCCTGCGACCCATTGGGGCGGGGGGCGATTACCGCAGCATTCCGACGTGGAACAGGCTCGGCATGGCACGCGACCGCGTGTTCGAGTTGTCGTGGTCGGCGCCGATCCGAACGGCGCTCAACGGCGCTTTTGTCGAGATGAATTCGAGCGCGTCGTAGGATGCCCACCCCGAACACCAATGCGCCCATCGCCGACCCTCAAACGGGGATGGTGACGGGGGAATGGCTGCAGTATTTTCAGTCTCTGCCCGGCAAACCCGCGGCCGAGAAGATCGTTCAGGCCACCGGGAGCCCGTTCGTCTACACGGCTACTGCCGCCGGCCATCTCGTCGTACAGGGCACGCTGACGGCGCTGAGCATCGTCCGAGGGCGAACCACGATCTCGATTTCGCCTTCCGTTGCGATGATCCCGCTGTCCCAAGGGGATCAGGCTGTCTTGGGCTACTCTTCCGCCCCTGGCCTCGTGTTCCTGCCGTCATGATCGTCCGCGAAGTCACCGCGGAGCGCATCAACGCCGTCGTGAACCACGAGGCGGCGCGGCCTTGGGTAACGATGCCGGGGCAGGGCGCCTTGGATCTGTCCGAGGTCGTGGCCGACCCCCGCAACGTCGTCCTGATGACGGAGGATGGGTCGGGCGGGATTGTGTTCCACCAGCACGAGCCCGGCATCTACGAGGCCCACACGCAGTTCCTGCCGGAGGCGCGGGGACGCGACGCGCTCGCGGCGGTTCGCGAGATGATCGACCACATGTTCGTGGCGACCGACTGCATGGAGCTGCTGACCCGGTGCCCGGTCGGGAACAGGCCCGCAGAGGCGCTATCGCGGGCCGTGGGCGGCGTCCTCGACTTCGAGCGGGCAAGTGGCTGGCTGACGGAGAAGGGGCCTGTAGGCGTCCGCTATTATGCAATCCGCTATCCCGAGTGG